TTCATTTTGGACTAAAGCTTCGAGAACTGGAACTTATACTGTACGATTACAGAACAGTGCTCAGAATAGAACATTTCATCAAGTTTATACTGTGGCTACAGCTAACACATGGGAATACCAAGAAATATTAATTCCTGTTGATCAAACGGGCACTTGGTTGAATGACATTAACACCGGATTAAGATTAATATTTAATTTAGGTATAGGTACCACTTATAGAGGAACAACAGGGCTAGCCGCTTGGGCAGCAACATCAACTGTATTGGCCACCAATGCTACTTCAATTCAATTAGTTGACACTTTAAATTCAACTCTGAGATTGACGGGTATTCAACTAGAATTTATAGGAACAGGGCAATTTCAATCTAATTTTTATGCTAGCCCATTTGAGGTGAGACCATTTCAGCAAGAATTGGATTTGTGTATGAGATATTTTCAAAAGAGTTGGGCATATGGTACTGCACCTGGAACACAATCGATTGTCGGTATGTTATTGCATACCGATTTGCAGTATACTACCGTTCAACAATATCTTAATTGGAAATGGCCTACTCCTATGAGGGCAGCGCCTACTGTACAAAATTTTGGATATAATTCTCCGGGAAACGCAGGTTATGGAGCAATATGGAATCAAAATATCAGTTTTATAGGTGATTCTGCTGCGGCCACTTCTGGTGTCACTCGACATGGTGCAATGTTTTATCTAGCAGGAAATCCTACCCATGCTCTAGCTGGTTATCATTTTAAAGCTGATGCAGAGCCAACATAATAAGAGAGGAAGAAATGTACAAATTAGTTAGTAACCCATTTGGTGAACCAAATGTTGTATTACGTTTAGCTGACATGGCTAATATTCCAATGGATGAGAATAATGGAGATTATCAGGTTTATTTGAAGTGGTTGGATGGCTATGAATATAATGGTGTTGAATATGTAAAGGTAAGTGAAGGTAATACTCCTGAACCTGCGGATCCATTACCACAACCAGAATCACCTCCGAATGATATTGAAACACTCCGACAATTAATAACCCTATTAGAACAACAATCAAGCAACACTTCGGGTTCTTAAAATAACTATATCATATTGGAAAAGAGTAGAGTTATTAAACTTCGAGAAACATTCTAGGGATTTTTATTATTATTATAATTTAAATCCCAAGAAGTTTAATGTAGAGAATACATTTTGGAAGGAGTTTAAGACCGAATATTATGAGGAGTATTTTTCTACTCATAGAGAATTTCATGGTGAACTTCAAAAGTTTGGTGAGGTGAAGCAGATTACATTACTGACCATATACAATAGTCAATCAAATTTGCATACCGATCACACTACAGGATTAAACAGTGGTGTGAATATCAGATTAAATCTTCCCATATTGAATTGTGAAGAGTCTTTGACTTGTTTTTATGATATACCCGAGGAGTACAGAGACAAGTATCAGATGACACCCGGAGGTACAAAGTATTGGGACAGTAATTTGATTAAAAAGATTCAGCCAGTTTCTTCTTTTCAGTTGAGTGAACCTACCTTAATTCGAACATCATTTCCGCATATTGTTTTTTGTTTAAAAGTACCTAGAATTGCCATGACTATTTCCTTTCAGGAGGATCCGGTGCTTGACAGTTAGATGATTAGTGTGTATGATATGATTTTTTAGGAGATGATTATGAACCGATGGAATATTGACACGACGTTTCGAGTGATGCATGTAGTTGACATGAGCAAGCCACATCCTCAGCCAGATTATACATTGACCGTGATTGATTTTGAATCGATTGAGCGGAAATTAAGTTCAGGTATTTTTCCTGAGGCTTCAGAGGTACTGAGTAGGTTTACTGGGCGATAATATGTTTATGTTTGATGTTGAGACATTGGGCAAGCGATCCAATGCTGTGATATTATCTCTTGCTGTGACTCATTTTGATCCTGATGGTAAGCCTAGCCCAGAGGATTTAAGGCGAAATACTAAGTTTATCAAATTTGATGCAGAGGATCAGATTAAGCGATTAAAGCGATCCGTGACTCCCTCATCGATTGATTGGTGGAAGAATCAGTGTGAGAATGTAAAGCGTAAGTCGGTGTATCCCACGCCGATTGATGCTAAGTTTGAGGATGGGTATCATGAGTTAAGACAATGGGCTGCACAGTATAAGGAGCCTAAGTCTTGGGTATGGGCTCGGGGTAATTTAGATCAATTAGTCATGGATGATATAGAGGAGGAGTTAGGATTAAATCCTGTATTTCCCTTTTCTCGATGGCGTGATGTACGAACAGCGATTGATTTTTTATATGGAACTGATACAGGGTATGTAAGAGTGGATTATCCGGGCTTTAGTAAAGACCTTCACATTACGAAGCATGATCCTGTTGATGATTGTATTTTAGATGTAATGATGTTATTATATGGGGTGAAGAGTGGAGACGAGTGATATTATACGAATTGTGGAGTTAATTGAATCCACGAAGAGTGAAACCTTGAAGAGAATACTTACTGATTACCTTGCTGGTACTCTAGCTAGGAATAATATTATTCATCCTGACAATTCTTGGAGTAGGGGATGTAAGGTATGTGGTATAGGTTCGGATGGTAAACCAATGGGTTATGTATGTTCAAGAACCGATTGCCCAACAAGGATTACTTGTTTGTGATAGGGTATATTTTAAGAGTTTTAGGTTCTCTTATAGTTTTGTGTATGTTATTTGCACAGAGTTTATTAATTATTGCAGTTGTTGGTATAATTTATGGAGTGATATTTAAATGAAGAAGCCTTTCAATAACTATGAAAGCCATGCATGGGCTGAGTTCCGTGCAGCAGGATGGGTCGATGACCGTAATCATTTTAGAGATGAGATGCAGGAAGCCATTTGTGTTCATGTATTAGAATTGCTTAATGTATTTCACAATGAAGGGCATTCCGGCTCATCCGCACCATACACTATCAATCTATTTTCAAAGTTAGCATCCTTCAAGCCAATTGCACCCCTCACCGGTGAAGATTGGGAATGGAGCCATGCCTATGACCATTCTGATAACGGACCTACGTATCAAAACAAACGATGCGGATCCGTATTCAAAGATAATAACGGAGCCTATGATATTGATGGGATTGTATTCTGGGATTGGTGCAAAGATGAAGATGGTAAAATGTTCAAGAGTTATTTTACCTCATATGAATCCAAAGTACCCGTGACCTTTCCGTATGCCAAACCTGATAAGCCACAATATCAATTCAGACCCACAGAAGAATATCCAAATGAGGTACTATAAGAGAAAGTCCTATGAAGATTCAGTATGGATATTCCGTATATCAATCTATGCATTAATCCTATTGTTTATAGTAGCAATTATAGATAACCTCTAGTGCTTAATTAATACCAACACACTATACCTAGTGTACTGGTCGGATTCGATGCTGACTCCCAAAAAACACGACCGATATAAGGAAAAGAATTGCCCGAAATGCGGAATCCTCCATAAAAAGGAGGGACCGTACTGTTCCCGTAGTTGCTCCAGCCAACGACAAATGGCGGAGCACCAAAAAGATTCCATATCGGAAAGCAACAAACGATATTATTCCGAAACTATCGAGGGGTATGCCGCAAGAAAAAGAACCGGAGACATGGCCAGAAGCCGCGAAAAGTATAAAGAGATGGGTCTTTCCGATGAAGATTGGATGCTCGATATTCCGATCACCACGGACAACCTCGATATATACGACGATGATACCGATATATGGAGGTAGTATGACCACTCTGAAGCACCACTGTGCCAACTGCGACACAAAGTTCCGAATTAATTACGACAACGAAGAGGCCGAATCAGATCCAACGTGGTGCCCCTTCTGTGCTGAATACATAATCACAGACACAGAAGAGGACCTAGACGATGACATGGACGCTTAATAATGACCCAGTGACACCCGAGATGATCGAAGGCTACTATGGCTTCGTATATCAAATCACCGATAATGTCAATAGAAAAAAATATATCGGGCGCAAATATTTTACTAAGGCTGGCTATAAGACCGTAAACGGTAAACGTAAGAAGATTCGAAAAGATTCCGATTGGATCGATTATTATGGCTCCAATGCAAAATTAAAGGAAATGGTTGAATTGCATGGAAAAGATCGATTTGATAGGGAGATACTACGGCTGTGCAAAACACGCTCCGAAACGAATTATTACGAATTGCACTTCCA